TGTTAAATAATATGCTTGATGCTCCATCCAGGACTTAACATCTTGTAGGGCATCTTTCTCCCCATACTTGAGTCCACGCTTGGCGTGCCAGTATGCTAAGTTAGTAATACCAATGCCCAAAGGTTGTATTTCGTCATTGCTTAACTTGCTTTGTATGCTTAAAAAATCTTGATAATCCAGTATATTACATAAACTGCGTTGTAGTATGCGGCAAGCACGACGCATATCTTCTGGATTACGGAATGCTCCCCAGTTAATACTGCCTAATGTACATAACGCAATACGACCTTGTTCATCATCCAATCGCATAAAACTCTTAGTAGGAAGTAAAATTTCGCAACAAAGATTACTTTGATAGATTGTATGATACGCTGGATCAAACGGTCCTTGTGCTTGAACATTATCAATAAACACAAGATAGATACGACCTGTGTCAGTACGTTCTTTTAGTATGCCACCTTTGAATACATCTTCTGCGGCCATTTGTTTCTTGCGTAAATCTTTACGTTTTTCATATTTAACATACAGTTCTTCAAACAATGCTGTATTTTGATAAAATGCTTCGTATAGGTCAGGTACTTCGTTAGGGTCAAAGAATGTTATTTGTTCTTTGTTTTTGAATCTACGCCAGAAGAACGATGATAGAACCACTCCGTAATCCATGAACCGAACTCTAGTTTCTTCGGTCCCCTGATTGTTCTTGAGCACAATAAGATCGTCAAACTGATAATGCCAAATTGGATAAAACACAGTAGCAGAAGCATTTCTAATTCCTCCTTGCGAACACGAGCGTAAGTCTCCAAACCACTTTTTAAGGAATGGAACCATGCCAGTGTGCATAACTTCTCCGCCTCTAATAGGCGCACCCAATGGACGTAAACGTCCAATCTCTAAACCAATGCCAGCTCTTTTAGCGGCATACTTGGCCATCATCTCTCCTGAAGCAAAAATACTATCCAGGTTGTCATCTGATTTAATAAGAACACAACTACTAAATTGTTTTGTTGGCGTTCCTAATCCGGCTAGTACAGGAGTTGCAAGAGTGAATAGACCATCACTAGCACAATTATAATATTCTTTGATATAACGCATACGAGCCGTGTTAGGCTCTTCCTTATGAAACACAGTAGCTGCCGCAATAATGTAACGTATTTGTGGAGTTTCATAAATTTCCTTTGTAGCACGATTGCGTACCAAATATTTTTCAATTAACTGTTCGATGGCCGCATATGAATATCCTTCGTCCTTTTCGTGGTCGAGCATATCATTCATTCGATTCCAGTCTTCCTCGGTATACCATTCAAGAAGCTCTGCTGTGTATAATCCAGTGGCTACATTTTTCTTTACAATTTCATAAAGATGCGGAACATCATAAGACCCGTAAACATCTTTGCGTAACATAGATAATCTTTGTTTGCCTGCCACGAATTGATAGTTGGTATGCCCTACATCAGGATTTGTTTCAACATCAATAAGATCAACAATCGCCCTTAATGTAATACCGTCAATTTCTTTTGTAGTAATGCCGTCGTAAAAATGTAATTGTGCTTTAATCTCTACCATTGACTGGCTAACATCAGCAATACCTTTACATACTTTAGCAACTTGAGCTTGCCACTTTTCAATATGCAGTGGTTCTTTTTCGCCGCTTCTTTTAACTACAGTAATGTTCATCTAAATCTCGTTCTATAAGTATTGTTTTTTCACTTGGTCCAGCGTAAGTGTTTTTTTGATTTTGTTTCTTAGTGGAGTATTTACTCTAATTGTTGAATCCCAATTAAGTATATATTTTTCTTTGGCAACTAAGACTAAATTACGGCCATCCTCCGTCAAAACCAGCTCTGCCGAGGTTAAATCTTTATGTTCTATCATACTTATAGTATACAGGATTCCGAGCCCGCGAGCAAGATCACAATAGACATTATCACTCAAAAGTTGCCACGGATCGGGCCATAATGGCTGATCGTCCCAGTGTAAATAAAACGGTTGCCACGGGGATTGGTGCCACCAGTCGCTAATTGTTTGAAGTGCTTCTTCTGGAGGTAGCGATTGTATATCGGTGCGTAGGTTTGACCAGACTTCGAGCCGGTCAGAAAAGTCTTTATACCACATTAATTAAAGTAGGAAATAGAGTAACTCATCTGAGCTGGATAGCTCGTGTTTGTAGTGTTGTAATTAACTAATACATTACCGCCGATTTGATAGCCAAGTAATGTGATGCCACTAACAGAATTTTCAGTGTAATCTTCGGAAACATTTATTGTACCAGCTTGTCCGCTGGCTACCCAAAGTGTCCCTGTTCTATTTGTTGTATTACGAATAATGGAATAATCAATTTTGAAACTAGTTCCAGCGGTAGATGTATCAATTGTAAATGCTGTGGCATTGGCTGTATTATTAGCCAATGTTGCTAAAACTCCAGACTGTACTGTTTTTCTACCTAATTGTAATTGGCTGCCGTTTGTAGTGGCAATACTAACAGTATCGTTTAATTCAATTCTTGTAATGATAGCAGCAAAAGTATCATCTCTGGAAAACATATCGCCAACACTAACATTGTTGTCGCCGGCAATAGAAATTATTGATGTTTCTGGATTTGTTGTTCCTTGGAAGTGATCGCCTACATCATAAAAAATATTATACCCAGTGGCGTTAAGACTAATTACTCCAAGAATAATACCTTGTGCGTATATATTATCAAATACGTTATTATTAATTCTTGTTCCTGTTGGCCCGCCGCTTACTGGAGTAAGGCCAAGTGCTACACCCTGATATAAAATATTAAAATAAGAATTTGTAACTACTATGCCTTTTGTTGGCTGATTGGTAAACATACCATATGTTGTGCCTGTAAATCTACAAGCATCATAAATGTTATCGGCACTAGGAGATCCATTACCAGGTCCAAATGTAACGGCTGATTTAGCACCCGCACTGGTTATTAATGTACTAGTTGTTCCTGGACCAATAAAACTCACACCGTGGAATTCGCATTTAGTAGCAGACGACATTAAAAATACATCTTTGGTAGCATTTAAACTTTTAAATCCCATATTAACAATAGTAATGTCAGTAGGAAGTGTTGCTCCATTGGCTCCAACGTTTACACCTGTTTGTTGTAAACTATCTGCTGACTGTGCTACACAAGTTCCTGTGCCACCTGTGGCTACCATTTGGATGATAGAATTGTCTGGACCTTCGCCATATAATGTAGCATAGGGAGGAATATTAATTGAGCCGCTTACGACATATACACCGGCTGGGAAAAATAAACTACGACGAATTTGTGGATTTGTTTGGCGGCAAAATAATTGAAAAAGTGCGCGGTTAATAGCATCTGTACAATCAGTTACGCCGTCGCCTACTGCGCCAAAATCTAATACAGAAGCAAATTGATCTAGCCAGTTTTGTAATGTTAATGTTACCGGAGTGCCAGGAGTTGGACCAGTTTGGACGACATAACCAGCTGCTGTACCTTTGTAAGTATAGGCCTTCAGTGGGTTCAATACATCTGAAAATTCTGTTAAAATTTCAGTATTTCCAACAACAGGGGCACCTTGCTCTAGTGTGCCATTACCAATGTAAAGCTGACGGGTATCTGTGGACCAACCTAATTCGCCGCCCGCTAATTGGGGTAAATCTACTTGTAAACCTAATCGGTTGGTTATCTGACTGACTTGAACAATGGCCATTTACTGTATTCCTTAATTTACAGTATTTAGTTAATTGTGTAGTACTGCTCCAAACGTTTCCACCATTGTTGTTCCCAGTAGTCAAAATCCTTGGGTTCTAGCACGAATTCTTGATATGCTGGGATGGTAAGCACATTGCCCATTTCGTCAATTTCAGGTTTAACAGCCATTAAAACCACACCCTTGCGAATGTTGGTTTTATAAACTTCGTTGTGGGCAATAGCGTATGCAGCCAGCTGAATTTTGTAGTCTTCAATCCAGTTTTCTTGCTTGGGTTTATTGGTTTGTTTATAGTCAATAATACTTTCTACCCCATTGTGGATACCCACACCGTCAGTAGTACCAGCATAAGTTTTGGGAAAATATACTGGAACTTCCACCCCCCAAAGTTCGTCAACATTAGGCAAACCTTTGGCTATAATTGTTTCTGCCATAGCGTGACTTGCCCACCCAAACGGGTTAGATCCGCGATCGGGAATGGCGCCGTCTTTGATATATCGTTCTAGATATGTGTGCATTCTAGTACCACGGTTAGCTGCTTCTGTAGTAATTTTTTGAGCATTTTCTACACCAACTCGTTTGCGCCATTCATTTAGTGAACGTTTTTTTTCTTCGGGTTGAGTAGCACCAAGGATGGTCGTTACCGACGGAACCTTATCGCCTTCAGGAGTGAGGTACAAGCGTTTACCTTCGTCACTGGTTCGAGTTAATTGATAATAGTCAAATTTTGGATTATACAAAAGTGCCTTTCGTGGTTACACTATATAATAGTATAGCATCTTTCAGGAGTTAAGTCAACCGAAAAGTGTTGTATTTTTACAACACTTTTAAGATTATATTATATATTACGTTTTCGGCCGTCATTGTTTATTACAGTTTTAACCCAATGGCAAAATGTGCAAAAAGCATTTGTATTATCTTTGCTGTCGTCGCCGCCGTCTACTTTGCGATGTTCGTGATCCCCGTGATTATATCGTCGTTTAATTTCATGTTTTTGTTCTTGGGATAATCTAAGTCCAAAAAAAGTCTGGGCCAACTCCCATCTAATATCGTTGTTAATATCTTGCCCACAACATTCGCAAATATCAGAACGATGAAAAGTATAAGGGCGATCAATACGACCGTATCCGTCCTCATAACTTTGATCCTTTATTTGATGGTCTCTACATAATTTAAGAGACCCGGGGCCTTTCATATGAGTCAAAGGTTTGCCGCAGTTGGGAATTGAGCAAAGTTTGCCCAGTTCCTTTCTAGTCTGCGTAAGACTTTTTGGTTTATCAAATCGAAATAGTCTCATTAGTATAAGTCCGATTTAGATGGAATAAACTCGCTACCAGTATTACTAGCTAATTTGCCAAACCCTTTAATACTTTTTTTAACTTGTTCTGCTAAAAAGGGATAACCGTGAAGTGGCTCTTTATTACATCTTGGAGTACCATACTTGACATGAGTATTATGCCAATTATAGTAAGCATTTGATACTTTAGCCCAAAATCTACTAGTTGGGCTAAAATCAGCTCCCCAATTATTTTTAGCAAGATCGGCAATATCATATACTTGTGCTTTTGTTAGTTTAAGTTTGGCTAGTCGGCAACGCTTAAAGAAATATGCCATCATTACCATTTCTTTTTCTTCTACCGCGCGATGCTGTGCGCCAACTGATACTAAGTAATCGCATAACCATGTTAATGATTCCACTGGCATTTCATTAATTTCTTGCATACGACTAATGGCGCCTGGCATATGATCATCGCCAAACTTTTTACTAGTTAAAAATAAACCATGTGACTCTACTACTTGTTGTTTTTCTTCTGCTAAGAGCCATAAAGGGTTTTGGCTACCATCGATACGCACACCGTAAATCATTTGTTCGATTCTATCAAACAAATCTAACATTTTTTTACCCTCATCTGAGTTCAAATCAATATGACTCTGTCTCATTTCTGACTTTTGATGACTAGCATATACATTAACTGGGATTTCAAATTCTGCAGGATCTTCTCCAAACAGTTGTGTACAAATCAGCCAAAGTAATACTAAGGTATGCTGTCCATCCCACGCATGATATTCATCAATTTTTGCGTTTGGTTGATATACATGGATTGGCATAACTTTAGTAGCCACAAACATATTAAGCAAGGTCAACACCCACGCAATGTTCAATTGTCTTTGCATTGTGTCGTCGATAACAACCTGAGACATCTTTATTGGCCATGCCTTTGCTAATTTCTTTTTAAGATCTTTAGTGCCCTTGATTGTTGGGTTGCGTTTACGAAATTCTGAGATTGCCGCAGATAACGCACTAGTAATTGCTTGTTGCTGTATAGAAGGTAATCTTTTATATGTTTCGTCCCATCTTTGTTTAATAGTTCGGGCATTACTGGCTTTGATTGAAAATCGACCATTTACATTTGTTGCGTATGAAACTGGACTTGTGATAAAACTAGATACTGGTAGCATTTTGGTTCTCCATTTTGCTTATACTATGCGAAATTGCACAGTATTTTAATTATACATAAAAACTATATTTGTGTCAACCGTAAAAAAGCCCTTTTGACAAGGGCTATAAAGTGTTGTAGAAATACAACAAATTTATTTCAAAAGTTCGTATCTTGCGGTCTTACGATTAAATATAACCTTGCCTTGCTTTACTAGTTCAAATATAATAGATTCAGATTCCCCGTGCAATTTATTATGCTCATTAACATTTGTTAGGAAAAGATTTTCCAATTTATTATTTCTCTTGTCGCCATCTATATGATGTACAATTTCTCCTTTTGTTAATCGCCTTTTTAAATGACATTCCATTACATATATATGTTCTCGTAATGTGGTGTATCCACCTGGCCGATACGGATAGTTTTTTCCAATATAAATTTCGGGATATCCTTCTTTTCCGGATATAATTGTGCCTACTCTGTTAATAAATTTATTATCTACTTTAGATTGATAGCCGGCGATTCCTGCTAGTTTAGCAATACCTATTTTTGAAACACAAGTTTTACAATATGATTTTGATTGAGTATTGTACGGGCCATTTTTTATTTTATTAAATTCAGTTTGACAATAATCACATTTCCAGTGAGTTATAGTTTTAGTTCTATTGTAGGAATTAAATTTTCCAAATTTACTTTTGCGGGTATAAGTGTTGGTTTCTGTAGTTTCTTTAATAAACATAGTATCTCCTATGTTTTATTTATCCAGAGGATAAAATATCAACAAATTTTTACTAGCCTATGGATTATTAAATTCGAAAACTAAGACCACATCCGCATTTATCCTTCTCTAAAGGATTGATAAATTCAAACCCCTCGTTGAGTCCATTGCGAACATAGTCTACAGTAATGCCTGCGACTAGGGGAATAGATTTTGGATCAGTTACAATAACAGTATTATTATCGTTTAGCAATATATCTTCAATATCAAGCTGGTCAACATATTCCATAAAATAAGCATATCCCGAACAGCCTGTAGTTTTTACGCCCAAACGAATAGCAATACCTTTGCCACGTTTCTCTAAGTTAGCTTTAATTTTTTTAGCGGCTATGTCGGTTACTGTGATCATTGTTTACTTTTGTGCATTTTGTTTACTTCTATAATCTGCTATCGCAGCTTTTAAACAATCTTCGGCTAAAATACTACAATGAATTTTTACAGGAGGTAACGCAAGTTCTTCTGCTATATCCATATTTTTGATTTCTAAAGCCTCTGATAATGTTAACCCTTTGACCATTTCTGACACCAAGCTAGATGATGCGATTGCACTACCGCACCCGTAGGTTTTGAATTTAGCGTCAATGATAATATCTGTTGCTGGATCTACTTTAATCTGTAATCTAAGTACATCTCCATTCAGCCGCAAGCTGGGGCACCGACTAAACCGGTCCCAACTTGCGCTGTCTCCTCATCTCTAAATTTTCCCACATTTAATGGATTATTATAATGCTGGATAACTTTTTCTGAATAAGCCATAAATTATTTTCCTTTTAGCAAGCCTAGGATTTTTGCCTGAATTGTTTTGGCAAAGTCAGGTTGTGGTAAATTCCATCCGATAAATGCGCCTACTGCGAGCCATAATAATGTTTCTAACATGATAAATCTCCTTTTAATTAGGTACTAATACTGTGCGATAACAATTACAGTTTGCATCAAGAATACTTTCCTGACGATAACTGCTATTTGCTGGATATGATTGCTGATAATACGTTACTGGCGGTTGAACATATACTACTTGCAGAGGAGCATAATACTGACGTGCTACTATTCCGCCAACCACTGCGCCTGCTAGTGCTGGTGCTACCCAATTATTATTATATCCATAATTGTTTACATAAACTGGACCACGATAACCATAGTAGCCGTTGCCGTGCCAAGCAAATGCCGAGGCTGATAGTGTCATTAATGCTATTGCGAGAATCTTTTTCATTTTACTTCTCCTTGAGTATATACTCTTATAACGCTTATTATATATGAAAAGTTGACTGTAGTCAACCAAAGTGATTAGCTTCGTCGTTTCATTGCTGCTTTGGCATTGGAATCAACTACTTTTTCTGCTTGAGCAGTATCCATCTGTGTGTCAGATGGTTCATCATTACCCTTAAATTTGATTACATTTGAATTTGGTTCGTATGGTAACAATACGTTACTAAGTGGTTCTCGAGCAATCAAATCACCTAATGTATCTGCGGTAACATTGACACCAAGGTTTTGTGCTAATTGAACAAATGCTTGAGTTGAAATTTGTTTTTTAGAATTTGTATCATTAGCACGACCCGACAAAAATTGTGTCAAGGCCATTAGCTTGCCAGAGTCAACTTGACCTGTGGTATTCTCTACTTCAAAAATTAACATTTATCGTTTTGCGCGACCTAAGCCTGCGCCACCCATTTCAGGAGACTCTGGCTCTTCTGCGTCTAACTCAACACCTAACTCAGCGTCAGCATCTAAGTCGGCACCTAACTCAGCATCAGCATCCATCTCGCCGCCAAAGCCATCATCTTCGCCTGGAACTTGTGGAGCAGCTTGTCCTGTGACTACACCAAGTGCTTGATCTAATTGTTGACGTGCGCCTTGTAAGTTTTGTAACAATCCAGCCAATGCGGCTGTTGCGTCTGTGTTAAATTGCATAGCTTGGTCAACACCAATTTGATTTTTGATTTGGTCAACTAATGCTGGCAAATCTTTAAACTGCATTGCTGATACTTGCTCGGACATTTTTTGTACTTCGTCAACCATGTCTTGACTTGCTAACACTACTTGAGCTTGTTGTACTTCTGACTCACGGAGTAGGTTGTAAGCAAACCGGCGGAAAGATTCGTTTGTTGTTTGTAATGCGGCTTGGGCAATCATTTTTTGATCATCGGCTGTTCCAGTTCCTTGTGTTGCTTTTTGCATAGCAACTTTAAGTTTAGGATCGCTAATTGTATTAATTTGCGCATCGCGTTGTGCTTTTTTAGCAGCATCACCAGCTACAACAGTAGGATTAACTGGTGGCATACCTTGAACAGACATTGTTTGATTTTGATTAGCTCCTGCTGTGGCCCCAACTGCTACAGTTGGAGTTTCGCTAACTTTAGTAGCCAATACCCGTTCCATCATCATCAACTTTAAGTAAGTTGGGTTCTGCTCTGATGTGTGATAAGCGGCAGTAGCTTTGTGCTCATTTACCAGCTTGCGTACTTTGCTCAACATCATGCGAGCTTGCTTAGGGGAAATTACATCAACATTGATGCTGTCTCCAAAATAGCTCTCGAATACCTTAGCGGCTTTTTTTGACGGACGCTGAGCGGCCAGTTCGAATAGTTTCATTATCAAATCCTCGTTGTTGACAGTATTTAGCATAATTGACACATTTGGTTAATTCTTGCTCTACTTGTTTTTTGCGTATAATTTTAGTTTCTAGTTTAGTTTCTATAGTTTCACGAAATAATGGGGTTTTACTGCGGTCTGCAAGGTTTGCACGCACAGATATATCGCTTATCAACGAATTTAGTTTATTATCTAATGTTAGTATATCCCTAGCTAGATTATAGTATGTAAATTTGTCGGCAATACACCAACTTAATGCTGTTTTTGTATTACTAAAATTGCCCACTTCCGTGGCAGAACAGTATACTCGATATCCTACTGCTTCAGGAATTATGCGGTATTTTCCAAAAACTTCGTATTCACCTAATTCGTTTTGAAAAAGTACATTTTCAGTCAGGCCTTTAAATTCCTGTCTAAACATACGTTCAAATTCT